CGGCGTCATACTCTTTTTGGCGCTGGTCACGGTATCGGTCGCCCAGGACAAGTTAATCCTAAATGCGGAGCCGCCCAAGAAGCCCAAGCCGCAGCCCAAACAACCAAGCTGCGCGGTGCAGGAGTTATACGCCATAGCCTGGTCAACGCACGATCCAGCAGAGCGCCACAAAGCCATGCTGACGTGGCTGGATAAGTCAAAGTGTAGCGTGGATGACTACACGCTTATTTGGAACAATTTGCCAGAGTGGGCAGGAACATCGGATAGCCCAGCTTTACGGGCAAAGATTATGGAGAAAGCAAGATGAACGATAAAGACAAGTTGGTTTCTGTCGTGACTTACATGGTTACATCGACACTTTGTATAGTTGTTCTTTCATTAATAGGCGCTTTAATACATGGGTTGTTTGTTAAAGAAGTAGACAACAAGGCAATCTTTGAAATCATATCCCCAGCATTTCAGACCATTATTGGTGGCTTGATTGGTTGGCTTTCGGGCCTTAAAGTAGGTTCACACATAGAAGAGGAGAAGCCAAATGGCTCTTGATCCTGTATCCGCATTGCTTGACATTGGTGGCAAAGTATTAGACCGAGTTTTTCCTGATCCTGCCCAACAAGCAGCAGCCAAACTAGAATTGATGAAGCTCCAGCAGTCGGGTGAGTTAGCCCAGCTTGCCGGACAAATGGACATCAATAAGATTGAAGCTGGAAGCTCCAACGTCTTTGTATCCGGTTGGCGTCCTAGCATTGGCTGGGTATGCAGTGCAGGATTTGCTGTGCAATTTGTTATTGGCCCACTAGCCGAATGGGGTTCCGCTTTGGCGGGACATCCCGTTAAATTTCCCACGATGGACACCGGCACAATGATGCCTTTGCTTTTGGGAATGCTTGGCCTGGGGGGTATGCGTACGGCTGAGAAGATGCAAGGTGTGGCTGCAAAATGACCCCGCATTTTTCTCTGGCAGAATTAACTGTTACCGATCACCGAGAGTTTAAAAATGAACCTAACCCTAGTGAAATTGCAAATCTCCAACGCTTGGCTGAGTTGCTGGAACAAGTTAAAAGCGTTTTGGGCGGCGTACCAATCATGGTCAACAGCGCATTTCGGAGCAAAGAAGTAAATGACGCGGTAGGCAGCAAAGATACCAGCCAGCATCGGCTCGGCTGCGCTGCGGACATCCGCGTGCCAGGTATGGTGCCAGACGCCGTAGTCAAAGCAGTTATCGCGGCCAAGCTGCCGTTTGACCAATTGATCCGCGAGTTTGACCGTTGGACGCACATTAGCGTACCCAATGACCCCAAGGGCAAGCCTCGGGGCCAGGTGCTAATCATCGACAGTAAGGGTACTCGCCCGTACTAACTGCATAGCGTCCTTCAGGTCACCGCGCAGTTGCTCCAAAGCATCTTGCTGGGTCTGTAGGCGTAGATACGCCTCCAGCGCAAATTTTGCTAAGTTTTCATTTGTCCAGGCGGCGAAATTTGGTGTGTTTTGCATTTGGTTTAGGGCAGTCTTTGGGTGGAACGATAACGCACCATACGGCTTGTGCTGGCGCTTGGTGTTGGGCTTTTGTCCAGCTACCAACATAAGAATCTGGCATATTACGGAGCGCCGCATAAATTGAATCAGTCTTGCGGTCTAATTGTTCGGCTAAGTCCAATACAGTCATGCCGTCACGATGCCGACGCAACAAGCGCCGGATGTGGGGGTGGTTAGCGGGGATCAAGAATTGCGCTCCTTGAGTTTGGCTTCTGCCCACAATGCGCCAGCACCAAAACCTCCATCTGTCCAAATTGCGGTTGTTTTTTCATTATCCGTCAACCCTACCCACGGGCGCTGGTACACCTGTGTGTCATCATCATCATCTAGCTTGTCTTGCGCCGCTGTCTTCTTGCTTTGATAGCCTGTCATCATTTCCCCCAAATCGCAATAGCGATCATTGTCAAGCCAACTACCACAAACATCAAAGCAATCAAGCCCTTGACGCTGGCAGCAAGATCATCTATTAAGTCAGGCTCAAGCCCATTGTTTCGGTTCATAAACGCCTCGTTGGCTTCTTGAGCGCGTTGCTTGCGGATAGGGCAGTCACGCCCTTGGGTGCAGTTACCAAAATCGTTGCAGCATTCAGTCATTTGTATTCCTTTAAACGTGTGTTTAGACGCTCTATACGGGTCATATTCATGTCAAGCACAGCTTGGGCATACTCAACTGCCGCCTCTGCTTCCAAGCGGTCTAAATGGGCTTGCGCCAGTTCGCGGGTTATGACCTCTGCTGGCGTCAAGTCGCGGTAGTAGTCTTTCAAAAACTTAATAAATTTCATGGTAATTTAGCTTCCTTTAGTAGTTCAAGTCTCTCCCGCGCGACGCGCAGGGTGTTGTACCGCTGGTGCATACGCTCCAGTACGGATACTCTTTTGAGCGTATTGCGCTCGTTGTTCAGTAAGCCCAGCACTTCCTCTTCGGTCAGTGTGGGCAGACGGTCATTTAGACTTCGCCAAGTGTTTTTCAATTCGTGTCTCCAGTTTGGTGATCAGGTTAACGCAGCGGTCGTACGCCCGGTAAGTGGCGTTCAACTGGCGCGCGCGCGCTTTGAGTTCGGCCTTGGCCGCTTTGAGTTGTGCTTTCAATTGATTTAACATAGTTCTTCCATAGCAATATCAGAAATAGCGCGTTTGTCGTGCAGCGCGGCCCAGATGCGTTCGTCCACCGTCTTGTTGGTCAGCATCACGTAGCACCACACGTCATGCCGCTGGCCGCTACGATGCAAGCGCCCGATGGTCTGTTCATACAACTCAAGCGACCAGGGCAGGGACAGAAAGACGATCCGGCACCCGCCGTACTGGAGGTTGAGCCCGTGGCCTGCTGACTTGGGGTGGACAAGCAGTAACTCGATGGTGCCTGCGTTCCACCGCTCAATTGCCCGGTCGTCGTCAAGTGTCTGAGCATGGGGGTAACGCCGCTTGAGTTCGGCCAATTCCTCTTGATAGTTGTAAACAATAAGCGTGTTAGCACGTTGGTTCTCCTCCAGTAACTCATGCAGCCGGTCAAACTTGGCCGTGTCAAACCACACTGGCGTCTGCACCGTCACCCACTTGCCAGGTATCTCCGATGGGCTCTGTACGGTGTGGTACACAAATCCGCTGGCAAGCTGCTGCAATTTGCCGGTCACCACAGCAGCGTTGATGGCCGTGATGTCTTGCAGCTTAAAGTCTTTCTTCATGGTGTCGTAAGGCTTGCGGTCGTACAGATCGCAGCGCACTTCTACCGTATGGAGCGGGGGCAGCTTGTCGCTATACTCACCGGCGTCCAAGACAAAAGTGGCAGGCTTTATCACGGCCATTACTTTCTCAAGACTGCCCTTGCGCGGTGCCCACTCACCAAAGTCTGGGTTGATTAGCACGAAATACTGCTGCTGGAATGCGCTTTTGCTGCGGCCCAACAGGCTCTGGTCAACGATCTTGCACTGGCCGAACACATCCTCCAAACCGTTGCTGGTAAACGAGCCGGTCAGTCCCCAACGAATCTCAATAGGCGCAAGGAATTTGAGCAAGTCTTTGAAGCGCTTGCCGCTAGGATTCTTGAGCCGCGTCAGTTCGTCAAACACCACCGCGTCAAAGGTGCCTGTGGGCAAGTTCTCGTAGTTGGTTACCACCACCTGGGCGTTGGACGCCAGCGCAGCAGCCCGCTGCTTGACCGAGCCCACGGCCACGGCCAGCGTCACGTCGGGTGCCCACTTGCGCTGCTCGACCGGCCAGACGCTGGTAGCGACCCGCTTGGGGGCCAACACGAGGAAGCGCTTAACGTGCCCGTCCTTGAGCATGGCCTGCATGGCCGTGAGCGTGATGGCCGTCTTGCCCGCACCCACAGGGGCGAGGATCATCGCCCTGTCGCGCTCGTACAGGAAGTCAGCCGCCTGCTCTTGATAGGGCCGCAAATTCATCGACTTGTTCCTTCATCCATATACACATATACCTCTGATTGAGCCGCGCCATGTCTGCCGCAAACAGCTTTTGCAATTCTGATAACCTACCGCCCTTGGTCTTGAGTTCCACAAACCAAGTGCTGCCGTCAGGCAAGCAAGCTATCCTGTCCGCTACGCCCTTGCGCCCCGGCGAGGTGAACTTGTAGGTCTTACCACCAAGCCGCTCCACCGCCCAGACAAAATGATTTTCTACATCTTTTTCTTTCATGTCAAGAAGTTTAGCACAAAAAGTTGTGGTACAGTTGTGGCTCACAAACACTAAAGGACTCTAAATGCAGCATTCCAGTATCGTCGGCGGTAGCACCGCCAAGAGGGTAATCAACTGCCCTGGCTCTGTGGCCTTAGTTGCCAAGATGCCACCCAAGCCCAGCAGCAAGTACGCTGACGAGGGCACGCTCTTACACAACGTCATCGCAGAGATCGTGATGTCCGGCCAAAGTTCAGAGCATTACCTTGGCACCAAGTATGAAGACCAAGTGCTGACCCAAGAACTGATAGACAACAAACTAAACCCCGCCTTGCGCGCGCTGGACGAGATTGACCCCAAGCAGGAGATGGAAATTGAGGCTGAGACAAGCGTTAATTTCGGTGACCTACTACCTGGTGTGTTCGGTTCAACTGATCTTATCGGTCGCCTTGGCAATCGTGCTGTTGTGCTGGATTGGAAATTTGGCGATGGTGTGGCTGTTGAGGTCGAAGAGAATATGCAACTGATGTTCTACGCCGCTGCCGCCATGCGTACGCCAGCCGCTCAGTGGGCCTTTGAGGGCGTGACCGAGATTGAGATGGTCATCGTGCAGCCGCCCGCCGTCAAGCGCTGGGTGACCACACCAGCGCGCATTGCTGAGTTTGAATTGCAATTGGTGCAGGCCGTCAAGATGAGCGAGAAGAAGACCGCTCCGCTGCGCTCTGGCGATCACTGCCGCTGGTGTGCCGCTAAGCCGGTGTGCCCACAGATGACCGGCGCAGTCGAGCGCGCCTTGCAGACAACCATTGACAACCTAGACCCGCCGACCATTGCCACTTATCTCAAAAACGCTGATATGCTGGAGCAGTGGATTACTGATCTGCGGGCCTTGGCGCTCCAGTTGCTGGAGTCTGGGGCCAAGCTGCCTGATTACAAACTGGTCGCCAAGCGGGCGATCCGTTCATGGACTGACGAGGACAAGGCCAAGGTCGCCCTGTTCGCGTTCGGTCTGACTGAATCTGAGGTGTTGGAGACTTCCGTGATCTCTCCGGCCAAAGCTGAGAAGGCGCTCAAAAAGCGCAAGCAGGCTTTGCCGGGTGATCTGGTGGTCGCCATCTCTTCAGGTAACACTTTGGCAAGCGCGGATGACCCGCGCCCCGAGGTGATGCTCTTGGGTAAGCAATTAACCGCTGCCCTTTCTAAACTTCAATAAAGGTACAGAAATGTCCAATTTAGTAGCGTTCTCCCAAGCGGGCTTGCCCGCAGTTTCCTCCCTCGCAACTTCCCTGCGGGCTATCCAATCCGATGTCGGCCCAGCCGGTACGGTCATCCTGAAAATGGACAAGACCGGCCATTGGGTGTTTGGTGCAGACCAAACCGAAATCGAAGAGGACAGCACCTGGGCGGTCAACCC